AGCACTCCTTTGAAAACGGGCCGGAGGAAAATCCCCCGGCCCTCAGTTGTCAGTATTCAGTTGTCAGTGGTCAGTGTTCAGCTGTTAACTGTCCACTGCTCACTGTCCACTGCTTAGGTCGTGGCCACGTAGCGCACAATGGCGTTCACGTCGGCCAGTTTGCCGTCCGCCAGGGTCATAGCGCGGTACACCGCGGAGCCCTTCCGGAATTCGGCTTCCTCGCTGCGCTTGACCTCGATGGCCTTCGCCAGGTTCAGCTTGTAGGCCTTCAGATCGCCGAAGAGGATGTCCTCAGCGCCGCAGTTGCCGTCCACAATGACGGGATAGCCCAGCAGGTTGAACTTCCTGTCCGCCTGGGGCTCGTTCACGACCACGCGCTGTCCTGCGGTGTCGGTCATGCCCAGGACCTTGCCGAAGAACAGGGCCGGGTTCATAACGAAACTGGCGTTCGGATGATACTCGCCGCCCAGTTTTCCCATGATGGTGCAGATGTCGCCCCACTTGATGCCGGCACGCTTGAAGGTGCCGTCCGCGGTCGCCTTGGTGGTCGCGATACCGGTGGCCTGCGTGGTGCCGGTGCCGGTCAGGATGCCGGCGTCCAGGGCCTTTTCGATCTTGTTCGCCAGGCGGGAAACCAGCCAGTTCTCGAAGGCGTCAATGCTCATGGCGTCCACGTCCGCGGAGATCTCGACGGTCTTGATCAGCTTATAGGCGCCCAGCTGGATGGCCTGCAGCGCGTCCGCTGCGTCGGTCGCGGCGGTGTCCATATCCACCCACGCGGCATTGTTGATGCTGCTCTCGGCGGGATAGGTCACATAGCCGGGGATCTGGGTCATGTCGACCGCGGCGATCAGGGGATTCAGTTCCAGCTTGCCGACGATCAGATTCATGGTCTGGGTCGGGATGGCGGCGGTGGCCGTCACGGCGTTCCGCTCTTCAGCGGTGATTTCCTTGCCCTGCAGCTTACGCAGGAAAGCGTCACGATACTCAGGAGAGTTGACAGCAAAGCGTTCTTCCATTTTCTTTTCCTCCACAAAATCTTTGATGACAGGGTCCTGGCGGCTCTCCGCCACTTCCTGCCGCAGTTCCTCCGCCTTCGCGGCGGCGTTTGCGCGCTTCTGCAGTTCGTCGCGGATCGCTTCGATCTCGTCCGCACGCGCTTCCAGTTCCTCCGTGGTGCCTTCATCTTCCATACCGGCGAGTTCCGCCAGCCTGGCTTCCAGCTCCTCCACGGTCATTCCGTCAAACTTCATCGTGTTTGACCTCCTGTCTGAGTTTTTCCAGCCGCTCGATGACCGCCCTCCGGCGCTCCTCCTCGGCCTGCGCGGCACGTTCCTCTTCCAGCTGCTCCTTTGCGCTCTCCAGCGAGGCTTTGACGCTCTCCAGCGCATCGCCTTCGGAAGCCGCCTGGATGGATGTGCCTTCATATGCCGGGAACGCGACCGCGGACACCTCAAAGACGCGCCCGATGCTGCGGATGTGCCGCAGCGGGCTGTCCGTGTCCAGTCCTTCCCAGCTATCTTCATTCACCACAAACGCGAACGACATTCCGGAAATGTCCCCGCGCCTGATGGCGGAATAAAGCTCTGCCGCCCTGGGATTGCCTTCCGTGTCCAGGTTGACCCGGATGCCCATCCCTTCGTCGTTAACCATCAGCTGCATGGTGCTGTTTTCGTTGTTGTTCCGGCTCCTCGCCAGCGGCACCATGCTGAAATCATGGCCCACCAGGAACCGCACGTCCCGCAGGTCGGTTTTGTCCAGGGCCCCCGTGTCGATCGTTTCCCGGCAGAATCCGAGGTCCGTCTCCTGGTTGAAGACGATCGGCTGCCCGGTGATCACGCTGCCCTTCTCTTCTGTCTGTTCGGCCCGGATGTCAAACTCCAGGTACCTTGTCTCTTTATTCATCTGTCTTTTCCTCCTCGTCTCCGTCCAGCACGTTCTTGTACTCGCCACGGATCGGCGCGTACGATCCCGCCCCGTCCGGCAGCGGCGCGTAGTTGAACAGCTCGCGGATCTCGTCGATCGTCAGCACGCCGCGGTCGCCCAGCTGCTGCGCCATGCTGATCTTCTGGCTCACGTTCATGTACTGGAGCCGGTTCGCCGTGAACTGGATCGCGTTCCCGTTGTTCCGCTCCCGCTCCGTGAACACCATCTTCGTCAGCGCGTCGCTCAGCTTGATTGCGAACGGCTCGATGGACCCGTTGAAGAAACTGTCCATCACGTCCGCCGTCGCGGAGTTGTTGATCACGCTCTCCGGCACGCCGAAGTAGTTCTCGATGTTCTCCCGGATCAGTTTCTGCTGATCTCCGTTGACCTCGTAGGTCCGCTGGCTCAGCTCCTTCACGTTCGTCATCTGGTTGCCGAACAGCAGGAGCCCGCCGCCGCCCGTCTGGAAGTTGTTCCGGTCGAACCGTTCGCGCTCTTTCCGGAGATCCTCGTCGAAGGCCTTCCCCGTCAACTGCGCCATGAACCGGTAGGTCGCGCTGTTCTTGACGCCTTCCATGATGCCCTGTTCCACCATGTGGACCAGCTTCATCGTGGAATCCAGCGCCGTGTTCTTCTCGCCGAAGAAATCGTCCTGAAGCTGGTGCTTCGGGATCACCGCGCACCGGCTCAGCTCCATCGACCGCTTCTGTCCGTTCAGGAACGTGTACTTCAGATAAGGCACGCCGCCGTGGCTCACCACTTCGCACGTGCTCGGCAGCACCGGGAAATACCCGGCCGTCTCGCCGTACCGGTCCAGCACCGGCACGATGAACAGGTTGTTCTGGATGTCGTAGATGTTCGAGCACCGCTCCAGGAACTGCGGCCACGTGTACCACGGGTTCGGCTCCGTCTTCGTCGCCGTGTACAGCTTCTGCCTCGCCGTTCCCTGCATCGTGTACCGCAGCTTCGCCACGTGCCGCGCCCTGGCGTCCACCGCCGCCCGGACCAGTTCCGATTCATAGATCTGCCCGCCCCAGCTGGTAAACGTCGGCTGGTACGCCGTCAGCGTCTCGAACCGGCTGTCCCCGACGCCGCCGGCGGCCTTCGGCTTCCCGAACAGCTTGTCAATCAGTCCCATCGTCGTCACCTCGAATCTCTACATGGTGCACAACCGGGCGCCCGTCCCGGACCGCGGCCTTTTTCACGTCCGCCGTGAATGCCAGCACGGTTTTCGCCGTTCCCGTTTTCGCCTTCCCGGCCTTCCCTGCGCCCTTCTTTTCCGCGGTCTGCTCTTCCGCCGCCACGTACCAAGTGATCGTTCTCATTGCCTTACCTCACATTGCTAAGCTGTCCGGCCATTTCCTCGTAGTAGTTGTGCCGCATACAGATCGCGTCGCTCAGGGCGGCCACGCCGTCGATGTGCGCCCGCGGATTCATCTTGATCAGCCTCCGCCGGTTCGTGCCCTCTTCATACTTGAGAGCCGCGTCCAGCAGGTGGACCTTCATCAGGTCGTTGTCGTTGATGCACCGGAGCCGGCCGTCCTTGATCATGCCCTCCATGTCGATCAGCACGCCAGTCAGGTTGCTGCCCTGGCTGACGCTTTCCATGTCAAAGCCGTCCGCCTGCATATCCTGTACCAGGTACGCCGCGCTGTACCGGTCGTACCCAACCTTCAGCGGCAGGATCTCATAGTCACGTTCTAAGGTCCGGAACCACTCGTGGACCATGTGATAGTCCACCGTGTTCTCCCCGCAGACCGTCAGGAGCCCGCGCTGCTGGTAAATCCTGTATGGAAGCCCGTCCCTCGCCGTCGCTTCCTCGACCTTGTTCTCCGGCATGAAGAACATCACGTCAAACCAGCTGATCCCGTCCTTCTCGATCACGATCACCGCCGCGGTCAGGTCCACCGCCAGCGACAGGTCGATCCCGCCCAGCGCGTAACTGTGCCGGAAGTCCTCCAGCGTCAGCTCATTCCCGAAGCACTTCCGGATGTCCTGAACGTTCAGCCATGCCTGGCTGCTGTTCTGCTTGATGCAGGCGAACTTCGTCATGAACTCCGCCTTGTTTGCCAGGCTCTCCTCAGCCTTCGCGATCTCCTCCAGGATGTAGCTGGCGGAAACGCTGACGCCCAGGTTTGGGATGCTCTTCTGCAGTTCGCTCAGGTCGTTCCATTTGTCCAGGTCGTCGATCTGGTACAAAAAAGGCAGCAGGCGCTTTTCGCGGCTGTTGCCCTGTAAAAACGATGTCCCGCGCTTGAACAGTTCATCGTAAATACCGTCGTTGATGTAGTTCGCCGTCGTGATCGACAGGATCAGCGGCTGTTCCCTGGAACCAAGCGCGGAGGTCATGACCGCGTACTGCTTGATTCCCTGGTCGCCGACCCACGCGGCCACCTCGTCGCACACCGTCAGGTGCGGGTTGAAACCGTCGCTCTTCTTTTCGCTGAACGGCACCTTCTTGATGGACGTGTTCGTGCTCTCGATGTAGATGTCCATCTTCCGCTTCTTCGTGATCTTCATCAGATCCGGCTCCGCGCTGATGGACTGCCAGAAGTCGTTAAACACGATGTCCGCCTGGTCAAGTTTCGGCGCCAGAAAGTAACAGTCCGCGCCGCGCTCCCCGTCCGCATAGGCCATGTACTCGGCGATCCCGGAGGCCAGCAGGCTCTTTCCGTTCTTCCGGCCCATAACCACGAACACCTCGCGGTACACCCGCACGCCGTTTTCATCCACCAGCCCGAAGATGCAGCTGATCAGCGCCTTCTGCCAGGCTTCCAGCTTTACCAGCTGCGGCGCCAGCTTCCCTTTGCTATGGTGGCAGAAACTCTCAAAAAAGCGGATCGCTTTGTTTGCCTTCTTCTGGTCGAAGAAGTAGACCTTGTTTTCCAGGTCGGAGATGATCCGCTCGTATAAAAGACGGATCCAGTGACCGACCGTCACGCTGCCGTCTTCTATTGCCTGGTAATACCGGAGAATCCAGTTCTCCGCGGACGCTGCCATCTTCTGCAGCCTCCGCGCCTCCGCATCAAGCACCCGGTTCGGTATATCCGGCGGGTTCATGTTGCGCCATGCCTCTCCCTGGTATTTACTCATTCAGGAATTCACCCAGCTTGTCTCCTGCCGGCGCAGCCGTCCCCAGCTTTCCGATGATGTCCAGCATCACGCCCAGCGTTTTGTTCGCCGTGTCGTTGTACTTCGGCAGCTGCCCGGCCATCGGGTGCGCTTCAATCTTTTTCTGCCCGGTGGATCCGATCACTTCCATCACCAGGCCGCGCTCTTCCAGATCCGCCTGGATCTTCTTGATCATTTCCATCTGTCCGGCGTACCGATCAGCCGCGGAGACGAACAGAACGTTGTCCTTCACGCCGTACTGGTCCGCGAGCTTCATGATCTCGTCAAAACTTAGTTTTTGTTTCGCCATCTCCGCGCCTCCTTTCCGGATCCGGAACAATTCGTCCGGAAAAATGAAAACTTTTTCTAACAGAGCGAAAGAGAAAACCCAAACCC